CGGGGAAGTTCGCAATGTGCGCAGAGTCCAAAAGCGCTCTCAATGCACCCGTCGCCGCGGCGGAGATACCGCCAATCATCTGCGGGATGCCAATGGGATACGCCCCACGCCACGGGACGAAGGGGAACTCAATGATCCACTGCATCTCCTCCATGGTCGGGTCTTCTTCCCGCCAGTTTCGGTAGATGGAGAGAACCTTGCCCGTAATTTTGTCGATGGAAATGATGTACGGGGCTAAACCGTAGTCTTCTTCCAAATCCGAGATAACATAGATCTCAAAGATCGTCCGCAGCCCATCGTCGTTGTAGGCGTTAGAGTCGCGGCCTTCGATCTTGTTATTCGCCGTCTCAGACTTTGAGTACTCCGGCTCCACCGAGGCCACCGGAAGATCCACATCCCGGTACATCCCCGAGCGCACACGCTGGAGATACTCAATCTCCGTCACATATTGGACGTGCGTCTTGCGCTCAGCAGAATAAAAATTCGTCGCCGCAAAGGGCAGATAAATATCATCAATCGCGACATAAAGCGGAACCGGGCGCTTCTTGTTCGCGTCCCACGAGAGCTTCATGTATTGCGCACCGCCAAGCGGTACCTGAGTGAGCAACTGCTCCAACTCCGCCCGGAACTCGGGCATCTGCTGCGTCAACTGCCAGTTGAGATATTTCGTCTTACGCTCAGCCTTGGCTACCTTTTCGGCAGTGACTTCACCGTAGATATAATCTTTTGCAGGACCCTCAGGAGGGAAAAGTTCCTTGATGGCTCTTGCCGAGAAGTCCACGCAGACCTCTGTGAGCATTGGGTGCACGACTTTACTTGCGCCCTGAAACGAAGCGCCGCCCGGTGCATCATCTCCAAGTCCCGTCCGTCGTAGTCCCTCTTCATACTGCTCGTCACGCTTGGATCGCGCTTCCTTGTCCTTGGCTATTTGACCCAAAAGATCTTGCGCCACCGAATCCATGTCCGCTTCGGGCATCGACTCAGCAAGGTTCGCATAGAATTCCGATTCCGATGCCGGAGCCGTCTCTTCGCCAAAGCGGACAATGGCCCCACCGTCCTCGGTGTCCTCTACATCGGAGACCTCTTCTGGAAGTTCCATCATCTCGCCTAGTTCTTCGCGAGCTTCTTCGGTCGGATCTTCCATTTCTTCAGACGCCATACGGATTTACCCTCGGACGCGCATTGACAATGAGCCTCGGCTGCAACGGCTTGGGCTTGCTCACACTTATCATATCCTTATCAGCAAGAAAACGTAAACCTTGGGTGCAAGCGTCCATCAAATCGTCATGCCGAATGCTGCCTTCGCCCGAAAAGGCACAGAGTTGATACAAAAGCGGCTCCGCCCATGAACGAACTTGACTTTTTCGCTTCTCAGACTCTACAAACCAGACCATGCCGCTCGCAAAAAGGTGACTCACCATGTGAAGCCGCGTGAGTTTGCTTGCTTTGCCGGGATTGTAAGCGTGCGCGATGATGCCTTCACGGGCCAACATCTGTCTTAGCGAAATTCCGCTGCCTTTGTCTTCGATGACGATGGTATCGGGCTTTCTGCCAGTACCCAGCATCCGTCCGGGGCCAATCAAGGGCTTAATCACAGGCCGTTGCTCATCGTCGCCGTAGTACACCTCACGCTCTTTGTGCACTTTTTTGATCAAATCCGGCATCCCAAGCCGATCTTCCCAACAATCGAGCAACATGATGCAAGGCTTGTCCTCGTTGTGGAACAAACCCAAGACCACACACGCACTCGGGTCGGCGTCGGACGTTTTCTTGTCGCGAGTTTGCTCCGTAAACGCCGTATCCAGACTCAACACGATGTGTTCAAACACCGGCAAGGGCTTCTTCGCAGGCCATAACTTGACCCAATTGCGCTTAATAATCCCCTGCTCTTCCGGATTCAGTACTTCAGCGTGAATTTCTTGCCGACCAAGCGTCGTACCCTCAAATTTCAACAACTGCTGCTGGAAAGTCGGGGCTAAGTTCGCAATATTTTCGTAAGTCGAAGCCCTTGTAACGTGTACATCCGCTCCATCACGCTCAATCAGGTCACGAATCAGCGCTTTGGGCTTCGGCGTCGTCGTTGCCACGATTCTTGGGTGTTTTCCAAGGCGAAGCGCAAACATAATCATGTCCCACGCCTCTTTGTCGTACTGCCACGCCGCCAACTCATCGCACCACGCACCATGCCATTGACCACCACGGAGCCGGTCAGGCGTTTCCGCGCTGATGCCTTTGATCAATGACCCGTTTTTAAGAATGATTTCTGACAGCGACCGGTTGTATTCCTTGATCACACGTTCCGGAATCACCGAAATTAACCCCGAATCACCCTCAAAACACGTATCACGAATGTCCGCTGCCGTCGGAGCAGACACCAACCAGCGCGTTTCAGGCGTACTCTGCGCTTGCCACCACACCCACTCCGCCGCGCAGCGGGTTTTTCCCGCTCCGCGTCCGGCTAATAGCAGCCAAATCGTCCAATTGCCCTTTGGGGGAACCTGATGCGAATGTCGCTTGCGCTCCCACTTCGCGTGCGCAAGCAACCCCTCCAACTCTTCGATACTGAGTTCGTTGAGTTTCTTGATCAAATTGGGGTCTGGGGACCCCGCGGCCGCAGGCGTAGCCGGTGCCTGAGTAGCCATATTAGCGATAACGCGAGGTCTTCTTTGCGATCTTAGACGGCTGCTTGACAAACTGTTGACCCTTGGCCTTGCCCTCTCGTTTAGCACGAGTCGTTGCTGCGTATTCCTGCGGGGAAAGCGATTCAATCGCAGCCTTCGGAAGATATCGCTCGCCGGTTTTGGAAGAGGGTTTGCCGGACTTCGTGCGCCACTCTTGGGCGGTCCAGTCTTTCAGTGATTTCTGTGGTGCACGCATGGTTAGTCTCGGTACCCGCCGCCTTTTTCTTTATAGCGTTTAGCCAGTAGCTGAGCTTTCCTCGCGGACCATTGCCCTGCGGCGGTGCCTTGTGTGGCCGATGCCTTGATGGAATTAAACAACTTCTTGCGCATCTCGGGCTTGGTGTAATTACCCGCTGCGTTTACTTTAGATTTCGTTGCCATGGTCAACACTCCATATCTCAGTTTGACGCTTCAATTTAGGCCAAGTGGCCTCGGTAATAAACGATTTGTCCAATACTAGCAAATGATTTGTGGGTTGCGCGGTATAACGACCGTTGTCTAACTTGACAAAGTAGAACTCCTTGCCCTGCTCCGGCTCTGCGCTGAAACCATCCAGCATCGGGATTGCGGTGAAGAGATAAGTCCCTACGTATTCCTGCCGGGATCTAGTGTGAGTACGGAGACGGGTCCCTTCAAGAAAGGGGTATTCGGTCGTGCTGAAGTGAATGCCGTAGCAATCCCAAGTTTGTGCGTCGGCGGGGTCCCATGGGGTCCCTGTGATGGTATGCGCCAGTTTGTGCAGCGGGACGTTCCGGTATACCGCGCCGCATTCCAGCATGACGTGACAACCCCAAGTGCGACCGGGGTGGGAAACCAGACCAAACCACGCAGCCCGTAGCCAGTCGGCGTTGCCAAAGGTGTTGGGTTCAACGTAGCAGTACGTGTGTCGGGGTAGGGGTCCCGCGCCGGTATGTAGCATAAACAAAAGGTAACACAATGCGCTTGCGTTTGAAAGTGGTACTGGGTCGCGAGGGTGCGTGCGCCGCGCATGACACCCCCTCCCCCCGTCAAATCGATTGGTCCCGGTCACCGGCCCGTCAATGCGACTGATTCTTATTCGCTACAGTAAAGGGGTCCCGTTCGCATTGGCAATTGATAATCAATTGCAATTGATCCCGAGCAATTGTGGATAACTATCGAGCAACTGTGGATAACTTGTGGATAAGTACCTGGAATCGGTCATTTGTTGCATAATAGCAACCTGTAGAATCAATAGGTTACGCTGTGGATAAGTCTGTGGATAACTAGGCGATTAGCCGATTTCAGAGCGAACCCATACCAGCGCCTAGGGTAGGTCGAGGTCCGCTCATAAGCGCTCTAATGCGGTCCTATGCAATCGGGTTGTTATGACCGCATTGTGGTTGCGATTAAATAAAATTTTAAAATGTAAACAATCTGCTTGCGTTTATAAGAGAATCGCGGGCGCGGTCAATTGATCGCGATATAACACTCATATAGGAAAAACTAACATGGCTCACGAGCTTGATAATTCAAAAGGCATCTACGCATTCGCAGCACGTGGCGGCGCGGCGTCCGCATGGCACGGTCTAGGGCAGTCCATCATGCCCGGCGATTCGATCTCGACGATCACTCAAAAGGCCGGTCTCGACTGGTCAGTGCAACGTGCACCCGTGTTCTACATGGCAAACGGGTTGCAGCGCAGCTTCGATAACCAGTCAGTGCTGTATCGCGACGATACAGGTCGCTCATTGGGAATCGTCAGTGACAATCGCTACAACATTGTGCAACCCCGCGAGGTCATGGAATTTTTCGCGGATTTCCTGAGCGATCAGAAGCTCACGATGGAAACAGCGGGCGCGGTACGTGGTGGTAGCGTGATCTGGTGCATGGCAAAGCTTGGATCAGAATACGGGTTCTTGATGCCCGGTAACGACAAGGTCGA